AAAAAGATAGAAGTTAAATCAGAACGTGGTATGTGGATGAAAACCGGGAACATAGCTATTGAATATCAAAGCTATGGTAAACCTTCTGGCATTAAAGCTACTGAGTCAGACTATTGGTTTCACAATCTTTGTATCGGAGACAACGAGTACTGCACTCTTGTGTTTAAAACAGATGTTCTTAGAACTATTGTTGATAAGCTTGATACATTTAAAACTGTATCCGGTGGAGACCACAATGCAAGTCAAATGTATTTAGTTAATTTACAAAAGCTTTTTTCATCAGATGTGATTAAAGCATTCAAGGAGTTTGAAGATGCCAAAAAATAAAAACCTAGATACATTAGTAGATGATATTTACTCTACTATATCTACCTTAACTAAGGGTAAGGATATTAAACTAACCGACCAGGATTTAAAAGTCTTTGGTGAAGACATGGCCAGTGCTTTAAAACATTGGGCTACTCCTCGTGGTGCAGACAAAGCTAATGTTAATACATTAAGAATGTCTAACATCGGAAAGCCTTCTCGTCAGCTGTGGTATGATATGAATTCTAAAAACGTTTCTGCTAGAGAATTAGAATCTAGTACTATGATTAAATTTCTGTACGGACACTTACTTGAAGTGTTAGTTTTATTCTTTGTTAAAATGTCCGGGCATAAGATTGACTCTGAACAAAAAGAAATTTCTGTTAGTGGAATCAAAGGTCATATGGATTGTAAGATTGATGGTGAAGTAGTAGATGTAAAGACAGCTTCTGGTTTTGCGTTTAAGAAATTCAGAGACGGGACATTAGCAGAGCAAGATAACTTTGGATACTTAGCACAACTTGCAGGGTATGAAGAAGCAGAAGGTACTAACAACGGTGGGTTTTTAGTTTTAAATAAAGAGACAGGAGAACTAACTTTGTTTAAGCCAGAAGAATTAGACAAGCCTAATATTAAAGACCGTATTAAATCTATTAAGTCTATTGTTAAGAAAAAGAAACCACCTGAGTTTTGTTATGAACCTATACCAGAAGGCAAAGCAGGTAACATGAAGTTAGCTAGAGGTTGTACTTGGTGTCCTTATAAGTTTGAATGTCACAAAGATTCAAACGATGGACAAGGGCTAAGAGGATTTCAATACTCAACAGGGCCAGTATACTTTACAACTATAAAGAAAATTCCTAATGTACAGGAGGTACTATGAACGGAAGAAAAACAAAACACATAAGAAGAAAATCTTTAATGCTTTTAATTGATTGGGTAAAAACTTTAGTTCCTGAAGAAGATGCAAAGAAACTTACTATAGAACAAGCAGCTGATTTAGTTCCTAAAGATACACACATTTTTACTAATGGTAAATTAATGTTAACTGCTTTCTCTTTAAAATGGATTAATAAAAAAATTAAAAAATTAATTAAATATAAAAATATAAATGACATAACTGTCGAGGACTTAGTAAATGAAAACTGATTTAGAAAATGCAATAATTGAATTGGGTAAAGTTTTACAAGAAGAAAACGAGTGTTTAGATAATATTGATACTGAAACATTAGCTATGTTTGCTATTGTTTTTCAATGCGAAATAGATGCTAGAGATTCTAGGAAGATACATTGAAACGAGTACCACGTAAACCAAGACCTAAAAAAACTGGAGTACCAAAAGGGTATGACAGTTTATGGGAGTATGGTATTCACCAAACCATCTTACAAGATTGGAAACATCATTGGGATAAAATAGAATATGTCATACAACGTAAGTATGAACCTGACTTTGTAAAAAAAATAGATGGCAAAACAATTTTACTTGAAGCTAAAGGTAGGTTCTGGGACCATGCTGAGTACAGTAAATACATCCACATTAGAAATTCGTTGAACCCTAATTACACAGAATTAGTTTTTTTATTTCAAAAGCCTTTTTCTCCTATGCCTGGAGCTACTGTAAGAAAAAACGGAACTAAACGAACCCATGCTGAGTGGGCTGAAACAAATAATTTTACATGGTACAGTGAAGATACTTTACCTGACACTTGGAGAAACGATGAACTATAAATTTAATGAAGACAAACACATATTAGAATTAAAAGAATATATTGATTCAACCTATGGACAACACTATGCTTCTGATAAGTATCAAGCTACGGATGTTATCATTGACTCCGGACATGGTGAAGGTTTTTGTATGGGAAATATTATGAAGTACGCTAAACGCTATGGAAATAAAGCAGGTAAAAATCGAAATGATTTATTAAAAATTCTACATTATACTGTTATAATGTTAGACATACATAACAAGGAGAACATGTAATGGTCGATGATAAGGTTGGTATTAAAGAATATCTTGGTATAAAAATTAACTACAGCAATGAAAAAAACTTAGATAAATTTAGCCTTGATACATTAAAAGATAGATATTTATGGGAGAAAGAAACACATGCACAAGAAGCGTTTGCCAGAGCATCAGTATTTGCAGCTACTTACAAAGGTCATACAGACTTTGAGTTGGCTCAAAGACTTTATCACTACAGTTCCTCTTGTTGGTTCATGTTTAGCACTCCTATACTTAGCAACGGGGGAACAAGTCGTGGGCTTCCTATTAGTTGTTTCCTCAATTATGTACCTGATAGTCGGGATGGTTTATCTGCTCATTATGACGAGAACATATGGTTGGCAAGTTCGGGTGGAGGTATCGGTGGATTTTGGGGAGATATTAGAAGTAATGGTGTTTCTACTACTCACGGTAGTAAGTCTACTGGTTCAATCCCCTTTATGCATGTTGTAGATTCTCAGATGTTAGCCTTTAACCAAGGCACTACAAGACGTGGTTCTTATGCAGCATACATGGACATTAGTCACCCGGAGATAGAAGAGTTTATTAACATGCGTAAAGAATCTGGTGGAGATATTAACCGTAAGAATCTTAACCTTCACAACGGTATAAATCTTACCAATGATTTTCTTAAGGCTGTCGAAGAAGATGCAGACTTTAGATTGGTTGACCCTAAGAGCCATGAAGCTGTTAAAGTTGTAAATGCTAGAGACCTATGGTGGCAGATAATTAATGCAAGAGCAGAGACAGGTGAGCCTTACATGATTAACATTGATAAATGTAATGATGCTTTACCCAAAGAACAGAAAGCTTTAGGTTTAAACATTAGACAGAGTAACTTATGTTCTGAGATAACCCTAGCCACCAACGAAGAACGAACAGCAGTGTGTTGTTTGTCTAGTGTAAACTTAGAATACTTTGATGAATGGTCAGAGAACCCTATGTTCATTGATGATTTAATAACCATGTTAGATAACGTGCTTCAACATTATATTGATAACGCTGTGGATACAGACAACCTAGGAGAATACAATGCAAACTTTAAAAGGTTTCAAAAACATATTAAACCAGGTAAAGAAGGCTTTCTTAAATCTGCCTACTCTGCTTACAGAGAAAGGTCACTCGGCTTGGGTGCAATGGGATTCCATTCGTATCTTCAGTCACGCAACCTTCCTTTTGAGGGTATCTATGCTACGGGATTTAACCACAAAGCTTTCAAATATATTAAAAGACAAGCTACCAAAGCATCTCAAAGACTTGCAGACGAACGGGGAGAAGCTCCTGATATCAATGGTAGTGGGCGGAGGAATGCTCATCTCCTCGCTGTTGCTCCTAATGCCAGTTCTAGTATTATTTGTGGTGGGACATCTCCTTCGATTGAGCCATACAGGGCTAATGTTTATACGCACAAAACTTTATCGGGTTCTTTCCAAGTCAAGAACAGACACTTAGAAGATTTATTATCAGATAAAAAATTAATTAAAAAAGAACTTGAAGAAGTTTGGAAAGACATTGCAGGACATGAAGGTTCAGTACAACACTTAGATATTCTTACAGATGAAGAGAAAGAAATATTTAAAACTGCTAACGAGATTGACCAGATGTGGATAGTAGAACATGCTGCACAACGACAAGATTATATATGTCAAGCTCAGTCAGTTAATTTATTCTTTACTATTCCTACAGCCACCGAGTCACAAGAAGTACACGATGAGTACATGCAGTATGTGAATGATGTACATTGGTATGGGATGAATAAATTAAAGTCTTTGTATTACTTTAGAACTAACGCTGCTAGGAATGCAGAGAATGTTAATCTAAAAGTTCAACGCATCAAGCTAGATGAAGTTGAATGTATTGCATGTGAGGGCTAAATGACACAAGAAGAATTTGCAAACATATTTACACTAGAATTTAAAGGGTTTACTAGTCGCATGTGGGTTGATTACTTAGATGAAAACAAAGGACCTTTTTCAAAAACGGACGATTACGCCGGATACGTAATCACAAACTTAAAATATTTAATTAGAAAATTTAATGAGGAAAAAACATGAGCTTACTAGATACAAGAGACCACTATAAACCTTTCGATAATCCTTGGATGTTCGATTACTATGTACTACAGAATCAAATGCATTGGATGCCTGAGTCTGTACCACTTCACACCGATGTAAAAGATTGGCAGGAGTTATCAAAACAAGAGAAGTATTTACTTACACAAATCTTTAGATTGTTTACACAATCAGATGTAGATGTGGGGGCCGGTTATGTTGATAGATACATGCGTATCTTTAGAAAGCCTGAAGCTAGGATGATGATGGGGTCATTTGCAAACATGGAATCTATTCATCAACATGCTTACAGTCTACTATT